CGGTGGCGCTCTCGGTCCAGTAGTCGACCGGCGGGTTGATCGTCATCGACGCCGGCAGCGGCGTGAAGTTCTGATATGGGTTGATCTTGGTGCAGCGCGTGGCCAAAGCCTGCTCGACCGCAACCTCTTCTGTCCAGTTCAGCAGCGTGACGCCGGCCAGGTTGATCGCATGGAAGGTGGGATCGATCGCTAGGCGCAGCAGGCCGCCGAACACGGCCGCGGTCTGCGCCTCACCCTCGTCGCGGTAGCGATCGGAGGTGAAGGGTTCGACGAAGACGCCGTTCTTCGAGATCGGCTCGCGGCTGTCGATGTCGCGTTGCAGGCGCTCGAGGGCGATCAGATCAAGCGCGTCGACCAGGCTGTTATACATCCGGTCGATCTTGGCCATGGTATAGGCGCGCACACCGATGTTGGTGACGTTCGGCGTGCCAGTCCAGATGTTCTCGACCAAAGCGAGCGGCAGCACGTCGGCGGGCACCGTCGGCGGCAGCGCGTTGGTGCGGCTCGAAACGCCCTTCAGGTAGACTGAATTGCCGTCGCTATCCAAGCCGAGCACGTCGACGCGCGGCAGCTTGAAGTCATAGTCGACCTGGATTTGCCCGCCATTGACGCCGCCGGCGACGGTGATGGTGGTTGCGGTGATATCCGTTGCCGAGACGATGCCTAGATAGCGGTATTTGACGGTGTAGCTCGACGCGGTCGCGGGCTCGGCGCCGCCGGCCGCCCAGGACACCAGGTCGCCGGCCTTCGTGTAATCGGCCGGCGTCGCATAGGTCGTGGCGCCCTGCTTCACCTCGAGGATCGACGTCACGCCCGTGTTGACCAGAGCGTCGGAGCCGTTCGGCGTGCCGCCGCGCACGACTGTCTCGGTGACTTCCTTCTCGACCAGGACTTCGCGGATCGTGGCGATCGGCCCGTGATTGAGGGTGACGATCGTCGGGTTCGCGCCGAATGTATGCACCTCGGTCGGGATGCGGAACAGATCGAAGGTTTCCGTCTCGCGGTGGCGCAGCGCCGCATAGCGGGTCCGCTTCTGGCCCTTGATGTTGGCGACGCCCTCGGCGATCGAGAAGACCTGGTCCGTTCCATCCTTGCCAAGCGCGGAGACCGAGCAGCCCGAGACGATGTAGTTGCCGTTGGCGTCGAAGTCGTAGATCGCGAGCTGCGCGTTGATGCCCGTCAGGTTCGGCGGCGGCGTCTGGTCTATCGCGACGCCATCCTTGAGCAGGTAGACCGAGTAGAGGTCGCCCACGCCGCCGTCACCGGAGAAGCCCCAGGCGAGCGCGTACACGACGCGCGCGGCGCCGGCTTCCCTCTCGGAGAGCGAGCCAGGCATCAGGCCCAGCAGAGCGGGCTCCTCCAGTTCGGTCACATAGGTTTTGAGCAGGCGCACCCCGATGTGCACGGCACCTGTCATCGGCACGTCTGTCAGCACCGCCGCCGGCGCGTCGAGAACGCGGCCCGCCACATAGAGCTTGCCGGCCATCAGTGTGACGGTTTGCGCCTCAACGTCGATGATGATGTCGGCGCCTTCGACGCGGTCGCCGTCGCGCGCGACCAGATTGCCGATCGAACGGATCTTCCGCTGAAGGATGGTCTGGGCCTCGACCATCTCGGCCGCCTGACCAATCTTGCCTTCACGGTTGAGCACGCTGTCCCACAGCGGAAACTGCGGTGCGCGGTCATAGGCGCCGGTCAGGTTCGACTCGTGCTCGTAAGCCATTTTGCCTCAGCTGATTTTCAAGAGCGCACGAAAGCGTTCGCGCGAGGTTTTGCCGAGAAGCGCCGGCGCGATATCGAAGCCGCCGACCATGGCGCCACCCGCGATTGCGGCGCCGGGCAGCCACCGGATACCGGCGGGGTGTGCGCCGACGGGCGCGCCGCCGAGCGTGACGCTCCAGGATTGGATGGTCTCGCCCTCGCCTTCGCCGAAATCCATCATGGCTTCGACATAAAGGTTCGGACCGGCGCCACTTGCCACGACCCAGCTTTGCCCGGCGGCATGGTAGTAGCCGCCGAAGGAAGCGCTGACCGGCCTATAGACTCGCGCCCTGCGGAAACCGATCGGCGAGCCGTCCTCACGATAGACGCCGATCCAGCACGACTTGGCGAGCAGCGCGGTGGCGATGATCTGCGCCCGGGACAGAGCGGCGTCCGAGACCCATTTCAGGCCGGGCGTGTTCCAGGGGAACGGTCCCCAGCCGATCGACCCGCCCTCGACCGGCTCGATCCAGGCGCCAAGCGCGGTCAGCTCGGCTTCCGTCAGATCGTGCTGGCCGGCATCGAGGGTGCGGCCGAAGGACCATTTGACGCCGCCGGCGTGGAGGAACACGCCGGAGTTGTCGCCCCAGATGCCGTCGCCCCACCTGGTGTAGGCCCAGTCGTGCTCGTGCACATTGTAGCCGTTCCAGGCGCGGTAGAACTCGGAGCGGACCGGGTCCGACAGGCGCACCACGGCCTCGATCGTGCCGAGATCGTCCTCGTTGTCGCGAAATCGGTCGAGCTCGAGCTCGTAGAGGTGCCAGCGCGTGCGGCGCACCGGCGCCTCGTAGAAGGTCGAGAAGGCGTAGCCGACCCATGTCAGGCTTTCGGCGACACCTTGCGGCGTGCCTTTTACCCGCTGCCAGCGGAGACCGTATTCGATAACCGAGGCGAGATCGGGAAGATATTGCGTAATCGCGCCGAGCCCGTATTCCACGACGAGCCAGGGCAGGATCGAGGGCTGCACCGGCGCGAATTTGAAGCCGCGCAGCTCGTCGAAACCGGGCTCAAGCTCCGGCAGCCGGTCGAGCGATTCCGCGAGCGCGCGCTCGAAGGCCGTCGCGTTCTGCGGCAGCAGGTTCTGCCGTTCGCTCACCGGTCGCGGCCCTTGAAGGTGAGCGTCACCGTGCCAAGCTTCACCGCGGCGCCGTCATCCACGGTCGTGTCGGTCACCGGAGCGGTCAGCGACACTCTCTGCACGCCCGGCGCCTGCAGCTTGGCTGTCAGCCAGGAGCGCGTGACGTTGAAGCCGAGACCGCCCTCCTCGGCCATCGCCTGCCGAAGCAGGGTTTCGAGACTGTCGAACACTGTGATCGGCGTCGTCGGCAGAAGCCAGATGTCGGCCGCCACATTGACCGTGGCGCTGGTGGCGGAAACCACGGTGACGCGGTCAGAAATGACGCGGACGCTGTTCTTCTGCACCTCGTTGTTCACGCCCGCCAGAAGCGCTGCGTCGGGCTCGCCGAAATTGTCGGTCGCAAGCACGGCGATGCGGATGTCCGGTCCGGTGCCGACGCGATAGACGGCGACGTCCTTGACCCGGATGCTGGCCCGGAAGGCGGCGCTTTTGTACCAGTCTTCGGAGCCGGCTGTTGAGCGGCCGGAAATGGCGACCACAGTGCGGGCGCGCAGCCTGGCATCAGTTTCGCCGGTCAGGCGGATGACGTCATAGAACGCAGCCAGGTGATCGAGATCGGCGCCGGCCGCGAAGGCCAGCAGGTTGGCTTTGACCGCGTCGTTGATCGCCGCCCTGTAGAGCACCTCGCGAAAGGCGCCGACCTGCAGCTGGATGTTGCCGGGCTCTCCCTCGAGATCGATGATGCCGGTGACGTCTAGCCCATAGGCGGTGGCCAGGTCGACGAAGACCGCCTTGATCGCGGCGAGCGCGTCGGCCTCCGACGTGACGGAGATCGCCTGCGGCGCCGGCAGGCCCTCGAGCGTGGACAGATCGAGCATGGCGGTTCCTGTTTCCGGGCGAAGCCCGCAAGGCCGACTGGCCGTCGCGGCTGATGCCGCGCCCCACCGGAGCCGCAGGCGGCGAAGCCGTGCGCGGCGTGAGGCTATGAAGAAGTTACGATCAGTTGGCCGCCGGCCTGACCGAGGCGCAGCGAGACGGTGCCGGCCGGCGTGAAGTCGCCGAGATGGGCGCGCGGCCGGTAAATGCCTTCGATGACCCAGGCGGAAGCGCCGGCGCGGTCGAGTGTCAGCGGCGAGATGCGCGTCGGCGTGAGGCGCGGCTCGAAAAGCAGGATCACGGCCGCGACCGACCACTGGAAGCGGATGACGGTCTGGACGTTGGCGAGCTCGCCGAGCAGCGCCGGGACCGGACTGCCGACATATTCACGCAAGACGCGCTCGAAATAGCGTGTCGTCAGCAGGATCTCGATCGCCTGGATGACGTTGTCCCAGCCGCTCTGCCGCAGCCCGGTCGAGCGGTCCATGCCGAATTGCGTCACTTGCGCTTCCCGCGTCTGCCCTTCGCCGGAGCGTCGGCCGATCCATCAGCCTTCGGCTGCGCCGGCTCGACGACATGGCCGCGCAGCCGCTCATAAGCCGCCTGCGACGGCGTCATTTCGACGGCGGTGCCGGCCACGCCAAGGTGCGGCGCGCGCTTGGTGACAACGAGTTTCATGGGGGCCTCCTAGTCGGCGGCGAATACTTTCGAGGAGCCCTCGACGATCGGCCAAAGGCCGGTCGAAGATCCCGACATGACATGGACGCGATCGCCGATGCGGGCGACCTTCTTGCCCTCGGCCGCGCCGAGGTCAACGCGGGATGCCGACAGTTCCGCGCGGTAGCCGCCGCCGTCGAACAGCATCGTCGCCCCGCCGAAGGTCGACAGGATCCGCGTCCCCGGATCGGACGACGGGGATGCGTTCTGGTCCGAATAGGTCATCGGCAGCGCGACCGCCTGGCGCATGTCGCCATGCGGCGCGACCAGCATCATCTGCTGGCCTTGCGTCGGCGGCCGCCAGGACTTTTCGGTGCCGGCGATCTCGCCCCACGGCCGCAGCGGCGACAGGAATTCGCGGCCATTGGCGTCCGACAGCAAGAGCTGCACGCGCTTGGCGTCGTGATCGACCTTCTTCACCGTGCCGAACCGCAGGTTGCCGGCCACCATGCGCTTTAGCGCGGCGATATCGGCCTGCAGGCCGAGGATGACCTTCACCAGTTCCGTGTCATGCATCAGGCGGACCCGCCGAGATCGGGATCGGGCAGGATATCGTCCGTCAGTTCGGTCTGCTCGCCGTTGATGACGGTGCCGACCTGGTCGAACCCGACGACTTCGCCGGCATCGGGCGGCGCGACGCCCAGCATGGCCGGCACCGCGGCCGTCGTCATCAGGGTCGACTGGATCTTCTGCCAGCTCATCAGGTCGACGCCCTTGGCGAACTCGCCGCGCATGATGACGACCGCAGACTGGTAGTCCGCGACCGTCGCCAGTTTGGTCAGTGCCGCGTCAATGACGGGAGGCAGCTCGGCGCCCGGAGCGGGATCGCAGACCGGCTCGATCTCAATCTCGACCATGCGGATGGCGTGCTTGCGGCCGCCCTCCGGATCGACGCCGCGAGCGGCCTTCACCGGCCCGATCGCGGCGACAAGCGAGCGGAAGCATTCCGCGAAGGCATTGTTGGGATCGGACAGCACGCGCCGCCACTGCCGGTCGAGCATGTCGAGCGAGAATTCAAGACCGGCATCGGTCGGCGCGATCTCGATCTGGTTGACCGCCTGGCCGTCGGTCGTCTGATAGGTGACGCTCGAGGCAACGATCAGGTCGAGCGCGAAGGTCACGGTGCCGGAGGTGACGAAGAAACCCTCGTTCTGGCCGGCATACTTGCTCTCGTCGATGCGAACGAGGATGACCGGCGCCTGTCGGTCGCTCATGATCGAAGACAGCGCCTCGATCGAGGAATCGGTGACGCCGTCGGCGGCGATGGTGTTGCCGCGCAGCGCCTGCACGGCAAGCATGCGCAGCATGGCGTTGACCAGGCTCATCCGTTCCGTCCCTGGCTTGCCGCGGCTTCGCCGCTCGCTGCGGACGGCCGGGCAAACGTGCCCGACGCGCGGTTGCCGCCTTTGGCGGAGATCACGGCGCCGCCTTCAGGTTCGACAGATAGAACACGATCACCTCGGGCAGGTCATCGACGACGCGCTCGATCGAATAGATCGGCTCGGCCGGGCGGCTGGTGACCTCGCACTGATCGCCGGTCTTCGGCAGCCAGGCCATATCGGCGCGCGGGATCGAAACGGTGCACAGCCGGCCGGCGTAGCGGGTCGGGGCCATGCCGCGATCGCGGCCGCCGAGGAATTCCAGGTCCGGATCGATGTCGAACCGGCCTTTCAGGCCGAGCATGGCCGGGCGCGACGGATCGTCGGCTACCGACATCTCGCCACGCAGCTTGGCGCGGATGGTGATGAGGTCGCCCATGCGGGAGCGCGTCTCATGGACAAGGCGCGATCGGGCTGCACGAATATCCATGAAAGGCTCCGAAAAGGTGAGGCCTCAGGCCTGGCCGAGGTCCATCTGGCTGGCCTCGTCCGCCTTCACGAGGTCAACCTTGCTGGCTGGGCGCGCGGCACCCTTTGCGACAAGATCGTCGAGCTGCTTCTTGTCGACGTCGATGATTGATCCAGGCGCCTTCACCTCGATTTCTGCGCGCTTGATTGTCTTACCTTCCGGGCTCTTCTCGCCCGGCGACTTGCACAGGTGAACGGTGCTCAAAGCAACGGCTTTGACCATGATGCTTTCTCCAATTGTGTTGAATTGCCGAGAAAAGATGCCGGACCGGGGCAATCAGCCGAGGACGGTCGCCTTCAGGGTCGCGTTCGGATTGACGGGCACCATCAGCGGCGCCGACTGGGTGAGGATCTGCTCGATCGCCACATCGCCTTCGGGGATGTAGTTGCGCGGGAAGATCGGCAGCGCCTCGAACTGCGCATGCACGTCGACGATCGTGCCGAAGCAGCGATAGCCCTGCACGTTCGGCCCGGTCAGCACGACATCCTTGGGCGACATGAACGGAGTGACCGAGCCGTTTACGGTGTAATAGTCCTTATAGACCCAGACTTCGATGCCGCCACCGAGCGTGCCGCCATAGCGGACCTCGCCGGTGGTCATGAGGCCGGTCTTGATCGTCAGGTCGGCATTGCCGCGCCTGGTCAAGTCCATCTCGGCGAGGATCTCGCTGTCGCGCCGCATGACGCCCCAGGCATCCGTGCCGACCGTGATACGGTTCGGCGCGCCGCCGAACTCGGCCGAATGCATCGTGTCCGCCCAGCCCTGAATATCGTCCAGGATGGACACGCCGGGATCGCCCCAGCGCGCGCCGGCGCCGAGCACCACGGTGTGTCCGGCGGCGCGACCGAAGTCGACCAGCCACTGCGGCATGTCCTTGCCTTCGATGACGACCTTGCCGTCGATGACGGCCTTGGCGGCCATCCATTCCCAGAGCCTTTCGACCGCGACGCGATGGAACTGCAGGATGTCGGCTTTGACCGCATCGTAGCGCGCCGCGGGGCTCTGCGCATTGGGACCGAGCAAGGTGCCCGGGCGGCGAGTCAGAGCGCGCAGCGGCGAGACAGGATCGCTGGCCTTGACATAACCCGGCTTGAAGCGCTCGACGCGCGCGCCTTCCTCGTAGATCGCCCGGCCTTGCGCCATCGGGGCGACAAAGGGCGCGAGCTTGCGACCCGAACGCGGAATCTTCTCCAGGTCGATATATTCGTCGGTCGATGACATCTGGTGGGGGAAGAGAAGGTCGAGCCAGTAGCTCGGCACGATGTCGAGTTCGCGGAACACACCGAGCAGGGTGTGCGTATCCCAAAGTTCGTAGTTGTCGAAATCCGCCATGGTCGTGGCCCTTTGAAAGAGGCGGCCGGGGCCGCGATTGCATTGAGGGTTTGCGCCTTGCGCTCAGAGCCGCTTGCGGACGAGGATGTTTGTGGGCGCCGGCGCGCCCCGGAAAGCGGCCTCGCGCTTGTCATCCGTGTTGAACGAGGCATCCCAATTGAGCGCATCCGGATTGAAATTGCCGGCCCGGTAGATCGCGACGCGCTGCGCGACATCGGTGTCGACCACCGGGGCAGTCGTGATACCGAGCGGCGCCACACCGAGCTGATCCGCCCCGCCGACGAGGGTGGTGTTCGAAAATGCGATGGCCGCGCCGGTCTCGGTGGTTGCGATCGCGTTGCCGGGCGCTCCCGCGGTCTTGGCGACGATACCGACGATGCCGGCGGCATCGGACTGAGCGCTGACATCGGGATGGGGCGTGGTGAGCGAACCGTATGCGGTGCCGGCACCAGCTCCGCCATTGATCGCCGCGATCAAATTGCTGGCGGTCTCCGCCGCCGTCGCACCGATCTTGATCTGACCGGCGACAGTCGTCGGCGCAGCCTTCAAGGTATAGACGGTCGCGCCGAGGGTGATGGTGTCGTCGACAGCCCCGGCACCGGAGAGCACCAGCCGGCCGGTCGCCTTGCTGCCGGGCGCATGGACAAAAGTCGCCATGGCCACGGTGTCCGTGGCCGCGAGGCCGACAACCGAGAAAGCCGGCAGCGCTACATCCGCTGCCACGGGAAAGTCCTCGGTGACAGGGTGCGGTATGGCCGAATTGAAGATTTCGGCGGAGGTGAACGTCTCGGAAACGTCCCGTGCCGCCATGCCCGGCTGCGCAAAGGGAATGCTGGTCATGATCGACCCTTTCAGGTGAGGAGTTGCGATTGGATGGTGCGAGGCATCAGCCCTGCCTGGCCGGCGCTCCCGTCGAGGCGCGGTAATTGGCCAGGATCCGGTTGGCCGCTTCCTGCGATGCCGCCGCGGACTTTCCAGCGCCGGGCTGTGCGAGGCCGGCCGCGGCAAGGCGCGATTTCTCATAGACCTCGGCGCCTGCGTCTACCGGCTTGAACGCCGCGACGTTGGCGACGACGAACGCGGCGACATCTTCACCGGTCATGGCAGGCGACTTGGTCGCCAGGTCGAGCGCCGCCGCCATGCGACCGCCGTCTCCTTTTACGCCCTCGGCGCCAAGGGCCGTCGTCAGGCGCTTGTTCTCATGCGCCACGCCGGTGGCATGGCCTTTGGTCTCGGCAGCCGCAACGGCCGCGTCGTGATCGGCTTTCGGAATGCCGGCAAGTTCAATGGCGGCGGCCGCGCCGGTGTTCTCCCTCATGGATGTGCTCCCTTTCTGCGGGGTTGAGCGCCCGCCGTTTGGCGTGGAGGCGCGGGAAAGTTCGGCAAGTACGCTTTCGAACGAACCGACCCGGTCGGCGATACCGGCGTCGACCGCAGCCTTGCCAATGAAAGTGCGCGCTTCCGTCTTGCGCGCGGCGGCCGCGGTGAGCCTGGTGCCCCGGCCTTTGGCCACCGTGCCGAGGAAGGCGCCGTAGAAGGCGTCAACTTCGGCCTGCAGGTCCTCGCGGACGGCGTCGGAAAGCGGCTCGAAAGGGTTGGCGTCGACCTTGTGGGCGCCGGCGTGGATGAGCGTCGGCGTGATGCCGTCGCGGTCCAGCTGCCGGCTGAAGTCGGCGTGCAGAAGAACGACGCCGATCGAGCCCGCTATGCCGGTTTCCGTGGTGACGATCTCGTTGGCGCCGGACGCGATGGCGTACATGGCCGAAGCCGCCATGCCGTTGACGACCGCGACGGTCCGCTTCCTTGCGGCAAGATCGCGCACGAGGGCCGCGGTTTCGAAGGCGCCCACGGCTTCGCCGCCTGGCGAATGCATGTCAAGGATGACAGACCTGACAGCCGGGTCGGCAGCTGCCGATTTCAGCTGGAAGCCGATCCCTTCGTAGGAAGTCAGACCGGAGCTGGCACCGACCCAGGCGCCGCGGTTCACCAGGGAGCCGGTGATCGTGATGATGCCAACCCCGTCGCGGGTGACGCGATAAGGCACGGCGCGACGGGTACCGTTCTCGTCCTCGACGACCGATCCCCCCTCGAATCGGGAACTCTCGGGCCCATTGACGCCGAGCCTGCCGGCAAGGACGGAAAGCACCACCTCGGCCTTGTCACGCGTGATCAGCAGCGGCCGGTTCAGCACCCGGTCGGCGATATGGATCAGCGATGTCATGGGGGCTCCTAGCGGATGAACCGCATGGTCTTGGCGTAGCGCGAACGCTTTCCGTTTTTTGCCGAACAGGCAGCCGAGAGGCGCATCAGTTCGGCGTCGAGCGCCTTGATGTCGGCGCCGGAGAAACGAAGCTGCTCCCGGGTCACCGGCGACTGGATAGAAAGTTCCTCGACATGCTCGCCGGCGAGCGCGCGCAGCTTGACCGCATAGAGCGCCTGATAGAGCGCGCAGGGGTCATCCTGGTCGACGGCAACGCCGTTGATGGTGACGAGGGTCGGCATCAGGCATCTTCCTTTTTCTTCGATGCCTTCTCGTCCTGGATGACGTCGTCCTTCGCGTCGCCCGATCCCTGACTTCGAGCGAAGGGCGACGGCATGCCCGCTTCGACATAGCGCTTGTGCCAGTAGAGCCGGCGCTCGAAGACCTCCTCCGCGTCGGCGCCGATCTCGGCGCATTCCATGTCAAGCGTCGACGTCCCGTTGAGCAGCCGCTCGCTCGCGGCCTTGGCGCTCTTCTGGTCGTCGGCAGTGGCCTTGGCCGGGCCTTGCCACATTGCCCAAAGCACCCTGTCGCGGTTTGCGGAGAAAGCCTCGTAGCCACCCTTGAACGGCAGCCGGCCGGTACCGATCAGCTCGTCCACCAGATGCTCGAAGCCGATCTGGCAGATCGGCGAAGCAATGCGATCGCGACGGCGGGTGACAACCGGGTGCAGGGACGCCCCTTCCATTCGGGTCGAGGAATAGGTCGCGCCCTCATAGTTCATCGTGTAGCTGGCAACGCTGATGCCGATCGCGCGCGCCATGCCGCGCTGCAGCTCGTTGGACACGGGCAGGAATTGCGGCCCCGGAATGCCGGTCGACATCAGGTCGAGTTTCTCTCCCGGCGCCAGATGCGAGATTTTCGGATCGCTGCCGACCGAGATCTCGCTTTCGGCCGCCTTGTCCATGACGGCAAGGAAATAGTCGCGGAACTGGGCGCGCAGCTCCTTGCCGTCCTGGCTCTCGCCGAGCGCTTCAAGAGCCTCGAAGGCCTCTGCCGACGGTTTTTCGCTGGTCAGCACCTGGGCAAAGACGGTCTGCAGGATACCTGTCTGGATCGTCACGTCGACCAGCGTCTCCCATTGCAGGTATTCGCGAAAGGCCGCGACGAGCCGAGAAATGCCGCGCACGTCGTTGCCGTCGACCGGATCGAACAGATGAGCGACCATCTGCCGCCCTTGCGCGTCATAGGCCCGATGGTCGCGCTTGACGACGATGCCGGTTTCTTTCTCGGCGAGACGGTAAGCCACAGGACGGCCGTTCGGATCGTGGATGACGCCTTGATACAGCCCCTCGAACTCACTGGTGTCCTGCACCAAAGCGGTAGGCGTCGTCAGGCACATCTTGGTTCCGGACGTGATGCCGTAGCGGCGGCGGTCGCCGGCGGACATATAGTCCATCAGCATCAGCGCCTCGCCAAAGACGACGTCATGGCGCAGAGCGATGTCCACCTTTTGCGGCACGATGAATTTGCCCTTGAGGTCGCATTCGCGCGCGTTCCACGCCCAGCGTTTCCACTCGGCCTTCAACAGCTTGATGAAATCGTCCGTCTCCTTCCTGTCGTAACCAAGCTTTGCCAGGTCCGGCATCGGATTGAGGATGAGCTCGACTCCGACGGTGTCGGCGATGACCTGGTCGACCGCGCCTCTCAGACGGCCGGAATTCTGGATGATGTCCATGGCAAGGCCGGCCGCGCGGCGCCAGGCGGTGCGGACCTCGTCGCGGTGGTCGCGCAGCGCGGTGCCGCGCGTCGACAGGATCCGCGAACGGCTGTCGCGCAGATACCCGGCATTTGCGGATGGACGAGGAGCGGACGCGCCTTCCCTGTTGAATATCCGCTCCAGCAACTTCATGCGCGCCTTTTCCATTTCTCGCGACGGGCTTGCGAGGCCTCGTCCGTCGTCGATTCCGTCGGGTCCGTGGTCTCAGGCTTCGGGGCATGGCGCAGGCCGTGAAGCAGATCCGGCTCCGAAGCCGGTCTCAGCCGCTCGCGCAGCGCCGCCCAGTCGTCCGCCCTGTTGGTCGACAGCCCGAGCATTTCCGCCATCGCCATGGCGTAGACCTGCGCGTCGAGGCAGTGGTTGTCCGGCCGCAGGCGTTTCCATTCCTCGTGGAACTTGCCGCGCACGACCTCGGCGACGAAGGCCTCCGCCGTAAGCTGCAGGAAATATTCCTTCGGCAGGAAATCGCCGAAATGCACGTAGCCAGGCGGATCGGCCGGCTCGCCGGAACGCAGGCCGGGCTTGTGCAGATTGGCGAACAGCTCGGACTTCAAGCCCCATGTGCCGACCGGCCACAGCATGGCGCTGCCGAAACGCTTGCGCTTGCCGCGCTTGGTGACCGACTTCTTGGCCGGGACGCTGATTGCCGGCACACCGCGTCCGCCGACGCCCTTGACAGCATAGGCATTGGGGCGCCGCCGGCACCATTCCAGGACCTGATTGGTGCGGCCGCCGTCGCCGCCGTCCACGGCCAGTGCCTCGATCCGCCGCCAGCTACCGAAAGCGTCGTGGAGCGGCTTGGCGAAGAACTCACCGAGCTTCGTCCAGGCGCCTTCGCCTGCATTGTCCGTCGCACCCTCGAAGAAGCGGACGCCCAGCACCCAGCACTGCCGGTCTTCGCCAAAGGCGACGACGACGGTCCAGATGCCATTGTGCTGCACGTCGGCGCCGGCGACGAGAATAAGCCCCTCGGCAGGGATCTTCATTTCCGCCAAGGGTTCGCGGCGCTCCATCAGCCGCTCGTATTCCGGCGCGTTGCCCTTCACCTTTGCGGGAAGGCCGTACACCAGATTGAAAATACCCTTGTCGCCGAGACCGCCGGCCTTGGAGTGGTTGAGTATGTCCTCGGCGATCGCTTCGTAGCTCATCATCAGCGAGATGAAGGCATCGACGTGGAAGCCGGGGTGCCGGTCAGGACCGGTCAGGGTGGCGATGTAGCGGCCAGTGCGGACGCCGATGACCCGCTCCGTTTCGCTGATGATGTGCCCGCAATGCGGGCAGACATAGAAGCTCTTGTGCGGATGCAGTCGATCGAGATGGAACCCCTCGTGGGCCTGGACGAACTCTTCGCCACATTCAACGCAGGCGATGTTCCAGAAACGCTGGTCGGAGCGCTTGAAGGAACGGTCGATCCGGCAGTGCCCGGGTAAATCGCCCAGCTCGTCGCCGGTGTCGATCTCGGGCGTCGACAGCTCGAAGATCTTGAAGGCCTTCGTGCGCCGGAAGGCGGTGAAGCGACCGAAGAAGAGCGTTTCCGGATCGTCGCCGCTGACATGCATTTGCCACTTGGAGACCTCGTCCTTGACGCCGTAGCGCGTCGTCTTGCCCGAGAGATCGGTCGCCACGTTGGCGTTGGCGAGCATCAGCGATCCGCCCGCGAAGCGCTTCTCGTAGATGGTCGAGCCCGAGCCGGACCGGCTCACGGCCGGGAAGATGACCTGTTTGTCAGTCTTCGCCTGCCAGGCCTCGATGAGGGGCTGCAGCTTCTGGCTGTTCATGTCCTGCAGGAAGTCGATCGAGGGCAGGCCGTAGATGGTGTTGTCCGGGGCTGTGTCGGCGATGTAGAGCGACCAGGCAAGGGCGAGGATCGAGACGCCGGTCTGCTGCGACTTGCGCACCGTCACCAGATTGCAGGGATGCTCGAGCGACAGGCAGTCGGCGATCTCGCCGAGATATGGCGCGTCTTCGAGCGCCCAGAGTTCCCCCTTCTTAGGCCCGTCGACAAGCACGATGTTGTCGGGCAGCCACTCGCGAAAGCGCGCCGGCGGGCGAGGCCTGATCGCCTCCGCAAGCGCCATGCCGGCAAGACGCAGCGCGCCGGGATGGCCGAGCCCGAAATGGACGCTCACAACTCCTCGTCCTCGAGCACCTCGTCATGCTCGGCGGCTTTCTCGACGATGGCGCCGAGCCGATCGGCGATTTCGGTGTTCAACTCGAAAGCGATGCTACGCAACAGCACGCGCAGGCCATGAGCGCCTTCTCTGGACACTGCCAAAGCCATGTCGTCGGCCTTGTTCTGCAGGCGGGCGATGCTCGACTGGATCTCCCGGCCGCAGACGGTCAGGGCTTCACGCATCCGGTCGGCACGAACCAACTGGCCGATATGCTCCTGCCGACGCAGCTTCTCGCGTCCGACTTTGAGCCAGGCTTCTTGCCGAAGCGCTTCGTCGCGCGACGTGCTGGAGTTGGCCGGCGGGGCTGACGTCGCGTCCTTGCGAGCGGCCGCAATCTTCTCGGAGCTGGCGAACTCGCCGCGGTAGTGATCGTAGTGCGCCAGCGAGAACCGCATGATCCGATCGCGCGCGTCGCGCTCGACCGGAAGGTCGTGCTCCTCGACCAGCCGCCGCACGAGTTTGGTGACGGCCTGCTTCGTGACGCCATCGCGCGCCGCAATCTCGGCAGGCGTCGCCATGACGGTTTCTTCAGACGGCATTCAGACAACTTCCTTCGAGCCGCTGACAACCCTGACAACCCAACTTTTTCGATGGTGCGACTGGCGGAAATCCAGGGGCGGGTCTGCCCGTTTGAGGTCGAGGGGCGCGGTACGGTCCCTATACCTTGGGTGGCGGCACGGCTGTCTTGCCCAGTTAGTCGAAGAAGCCAGGGAGCATGAAGCTGATCTCGTGCATGACCCTCGGCGGCAGCTCGCGGTTGGCGAAGGCTGTAAACTCTTGAGCCGTGTCGCCCTTGACCATCTCGGCCGGGATGATGACGCCTGAATCCACGAGCGAAACCGGCCTGCCCCACCTGGTCGACGAGCGATCCGGCGCGTAGACGTGGCCGCCCAAGCCCTTGGCGGTGACGCGATTTGGAAACCGACCTGCCTTGGCGAAATCACCGGCATACAGCCGCCGCGCGCCGAAGGGCGAAGCGGTCACGCCAGCCCGCGTCTCGCGCGGCTTGAAGTATTTGAGCGAGACGTCACCGCCCTGCGTGCGCATGGCATAGGCGAGCTCGCCATAGTTGGCCCGCTCGACCTTGATCGCCCTGCGGATCGTCCGGTACGGCAGGCCCGTCTGGTTCGCGAGCGTCCGCGTCAGCTTGGTGCGCAACCGATCGCCGACATGATTTACGGCTCGCGCAAGCAGCAAGCTGCGCTGCATCTCGCTCAAGCGGCCCAGCGCATTGTCCAGCCGCTTGAGACCAGACAGATCGGCCCACCTGATCGTCAGCAGGCCGTTCACGCTCGTACTCCCAAAATGAAAAACCCCGGTCGCGAGGAGCGCCGGGGCGAGTTCTTTCTTACCGTGATCAGGTCTATGTCAAGTTTCTGCCGCGCGTCAACGGACGGAGGCGGTTTTTTTCGCGCGTTGATCCGCATCGTTGTGTGCCAACCAAACCCCAGGTCTGTCCTCCTCGAGCCATGGCGTCATCGTGCGATCAGAGGACACTAGCCGATGCGCGATCAGCTGCGGCCCGAGCTCGGCCTCGAGCCAGCGCAGCGCCGCGACCCAGATCTGGTAGTCGAGCCGTCCCATGATGTCGCCGCTCGGATCGGTCGAGAACTCGTACTTTCGGTAAGCGCCCTTCGCCGGCCGCTTGAGGCGCTCGTCATAGCCATGCACCTCGATGTCGTAGGTCTGGCCGTTATTGTCCGTAACGCGCTTCATGACGAACCAGGCCGGCTTGCCGCCGCGCTCGGCCAGCCGAACCCTGGCAGGGTCCGCGCCCCAGTCAGGCTCCCGCCCGAGGATCGCGGTTCCGACGACCAGGCTGACAATGCCTTCGCCGCGTTGCTCGTGCGAACGGGCGCGATAGCGCTCAACTGCGCGCGCAACGTACAGTTCGGCCAAACCGTGCGTATCCGGCCAATTCGCCAAGGCATTCCAGCCCTGCGGGATGACGACCTCGCAAGCGGCCAGCGCCGCGACCGCCCGGCCAACGGTCACCGCATCCTCGTGCGGCTCGCCCTGCTCGATCCAGAAATTGTCGTAGTCCTTGCGGCCTCCATCGATCAGCGCGCCAAGCTCGCCAAAGCTGGTGATCTTGCCCCAGGAGGAAGCCTGCAACATGCGCCAGGCCGAATGCGGATTTTCCAGACCTTCCACGCCACCCCCCTTCGGCAGCTCATGGACGAAGGCCCAGGTCAACAGCTCTTCTATGTTCACCGTCTTCATGTGCTTTCACTCCTTCGTCCCAATTTTTCTCTTATCGACCCAACTCGCTGCTCTTCGTCCCAAATCGAAAAGCCAACAAAGCGAACAAAAGCAGCAGGATAGCCGGGATGTCGGGACGGGAGGGTCGAAAGGGACGATGAAATCCGCGCCATACATGAAACACCCGCTATGCCTCTTTGTCCTTCGTTTGATCTCATCCGCGCACGGACGAACCGAGAAAAATCGACCCCAGCGTCCCTTGCTTCCTAACCTGCTGCTTTCCCAAACCCTTTCAGTCCGGCTCCCTTCCCCAACTCGCAATCTACCGTCCCTCGCGGCCTTGGCGCCGAAAAGGGGAAAGGGTCAGCCCTCAAAGCCGTATGCCTCCGGCGCGGGCCCAGGGTCGCGACCTGGCGGCCGCACGAACTCGTCCTTGACCCTGATGCCCCGGTAGATCGTCGTGCCGCTTTTCGCCTTCCAGAAGCGCTTCATCGCGCCTTCAGGCGATCGCCATGTCAGCCGGGTGTAGTCGGGAAGCTTGCGCGAGAACGTAGAGGCTTTGAACTCGGCCGCAC